GGGTGATCATATAAAGTATAATAATCAGCTCCAATATATTTAAATCCCTCTAGTAAAATATCTACCCATCCCTCTCTATGGAGATAATCATCTTCTACAAAGTATATAATATCTTCATCTGGGTAGTTTTGGTCTTTAACATAATTAAGTAGATTAAGGAAGGATTGAGCATCATCCCCCCCATACACACTAACTTTATTTACATCTTTATAATTTAGAAAGTGGTCTTCAATATCTCCATTACCACAATCATGAAAAGCCGTGTATTTAACACTATTAAATAAAGCTTCATTAAATAGGGTAAACATAAACTCATCAAATATCTTTTCCCTATCAAACCACTCAGGACGTGGTTTATTGTGAGAATTAGATGAAAAATTACAATGACGTTGAAATATTCTTAGCATAATAATTTATTTAAAGCATTTTTCATTCTTTCTTCCTCAGAGCGTTGTTTTGCTCTATAACCTATAGTACCATCTGGATTGTGATATCCATAACTACCTTCTATGTAAGCATTTGGTAAGTGGTGAATTAAATTATCTTCAAAATCACTAATACAAATTACTTTTTTCCAATCTCCAAATTGGTAAATATCAGTGTTAACTTTACATTTTTCACTATATCTAGAAGGACCAAAAAATTGAGTGAAATCAAATTTAGCCCCAATATCATGTAGTTGCTCTTTAGTTAAAATAAAAGTAGCTTGGTGTAAATTAGTAAAATGAGCAAATTTTTTACTCCCATACTCCTCTACACTAGAATAATCCCAATCATAATGAGCATGATACGCTGGGTAGTATCTATCTACTTCGTTTGCTTCATATTGGATTAAACCTGTTATCCTATCTTTGGGTAAAAACGAAGCATATTCTAAATGTTTATCTACATGATGCTCTTTAAATAAATGATCATTTTCCCCAAATAAAAATATATCAAAATCATCCTTATGGTCCCATATTACTTGTCTACAAGTTATTGGAAGTAATTGATAATCATCTAATTGAATTACATTAACTAAATCTATACCTTCGATATCTAAAGGTATATTGGAGTTTACAACAATAGAAACATCATATTTTTGAAACGATTTAAGTTCATTTACAACTTGTTTCAAATATTGGAGTTGGTCTTCTCCATAGTTAACTAAGACCGCTAAGAGGCTTTTCATTTCCATATATTATTTAATACCCAATCTAATTCTTTTTGGGGGAAATTTGAAGCATTACCTGTACCAAATGTTACATGTTTATTTGGATCTATATCTTCTAAAGATATTGTTTTAGATTGTTTGTGATTCCATTGATATGAACCTCCTTCAGTAATCTCTCCTTTATCATTTACTCCTGTCCCATAAAAATCTAATTTATCACAAATTTTTACTTTATTATTATTAATATAAGGACTCCAATACACTTGATGGTGAGCTAAGTCTACTTCAGGAGAACGGTTAAACTGTAACACCCCATTTACTTGACCAAACTTATTAGTTGATGTATTGGCATACTCAAATACCTGACGAGTTAAAACCATTTGGTCTATAGTATAATAAGGATTAGGATGTTTAAACATTTCAACATTCTGATATCCCCCTCCTTGTTCAAATATAGATTTAATGGCATTTACTACATGTTCTACCTCTGAAATCCCACCCATAACCTCTCTCCAAATTAAAGGTGGGGCTATATTCCATGGAATAAAAATCTCTGGGTGGTTATATCTAGTAGCTATGAATTTATTGTCTTCAATACTTTCGTTAATATATCTTTCAAAGAAAGGTTTCGAAGGAAGGCACATTGTATCCAAATCTGAGGTGATTATGGCATCATATTCAGTTAATAAACAAGCATAAAATTGTCTAACTATTTGAGCTTGGTATGAACTAAGTACTCCTTCGATTTTAGGAAGAAGTCTAATATCCCACCCTTTATCTTTTAGGTTATTGGGGATTTCCTCATGATTTACTAAAATAATAACAGGGGTCGCTCCATTCTTTTCCCATGCAGTTGCAGCATAAGGAAGCCAATCTAAATACTTTTGTATTTCATTACATGAAAGTATAGCTCCTATTTTTTTACCTTTAAAATTTAACATTTATTTTGAATTTACTAATTTCCACCCCTTTTGAATCTGGTGTTTAACAATCTGGTTTCTTAAAGAATTATGGTTTTCTTGTTTCCATGTGGCGTGTTTATCGTTTCCATATTGTGTTCCCTTAATTACATCACACCCCCAATTTTCAGGTTTAGATTTTTCGTGTGAAGGAACAATAATAGGAAGGTTCCCATGTTTATTACAACAATAACTAAAATGAAGATCTTCTCCATTTTCTACAATAATAGGATCTTCGTATGTAATATATTTTAACGAAGATTTTTTAAAGAACCAAGAATGGCCAGCCATATCTACCTGTTTAGGTTCTGGGAAGCCGGGTGAATTGTTTAATAAACTATGCCAACCATATTTTGAAGTAGCTTTATATTCTTCAGACTCAGAATCTAAAATTAATCCATAAGGGGTTAAAACACAATCCCCTACTTGGTCTATGGTATCTAAACAATGTTGTAAATAATTTTTTCCTGGGATTATGTCGTCGTCGATGATGAAAATGTAGGGGGTTTGAACGTTAAATGCGTGATAAAATCTCCCTATGTGGTAAAAATTTTGATTTAAATGTACTGTGATTTTTGCTTCAGGAGCAATTTCACTAAGATCATACATTTGTTCTCCTTTAGGAATTGTGTAATCTATCCAAATCTCAGTAGGAATAGTTTGAGAACGTAAAGAATTCAGTTGCTCTTCTAAGTATTCTAAACGTTTATAAACATTTAATATTGTAGTTATTTTTGGAGAATTTAATTGCATTCAGAACATTTATTAGTTAAATTAAAACCTGTGGTATCCCATCCTTTATGATAATTATGATAGACCCCCCTAGTAAAAGGATCAAAACAACTTCCTATATCTAACACAGTTAAATCAGGGCGATGAAAAAACCATTGTTGGGTAAGAACTCTTGCGGTAGGGCCTAAAGAAATCATTACTAAGTAATTTTTGGGGATTTCATGATAATAATCTTTTAATTGAAGATAGAAGCGCCAAGAATTTTTACTAGGGATTTTTATTTGGTGAATAGGAGTAAAAGGTAAAGCAGTAATATTTTGATCTTCCCCTCCTATCCATAAAATATCATAATTAGATACTGCTTCTCCAACATTATCTATAAAATTTTTCCAATTCCTATTAATAAGAATTGTAGCTTTAGTTTTAAACTCATAATCTCTTATTAAATTTTCAGCATATTGGTACATTTCGGGAAAACATTTACTACAAGGAATACCCACATAATAATTTTTTTGTTTATGAATTAAGGAACTTTTTAAAGCATTAGCTAACTCCTCAGTTACAAATTGATCTCCTCTAGCAGCGGTAAAATTTTTATACATGATACCCCCCATTTCTCCATCATTAAATCTAGAGAAAGCAAAAGGCTCTTTATTTTTTAGATGGTTAAAAAACCATTGAATTTCAGAATTAATCATTACTATTGCTTTTTTAACCAAAATTGATCTAATCCTCCATTATCTCCCTTAACTATATTAAATTTAATATTAGCCTCTTGTTCAAATTTTTCTACTCCTAATTTAACTTCAAACTTTCCTGTAGTTTTACTTTTCCAGTTATAGTCATCCCCCCCTAATATACCATTGGGTTTTAGTAAAGAAAAAGCTTCTTTAAGATCTTGATACACTGGGATAGAGTGATGGTCTCCATCAATGTAGATAAAGTCAAATAAAAGGTTTTGGTTTTCTTTAAAAAAATCTTGAGAGGATTTTTTTATTATTGTAGTTGGATAATTTTTAAATCTATTAATTACAAAGTTATAAGACTCTTCAGCATCATTCCCTTCTTTAAACCATTGGGATCTTTCATTATCTCCCTCATTTAACCAAGGATCTACCATATAATGACTCTTTACAGGCAACTTATCTAGTATTAATTGTGAAAAATCTCCTGCTGCCACCCCTATTTCTAAAGTATCAAGATTAGTGCCAAGTAAATCTTTAATCTTGTTAATAAAAGTTAATCTTCGGTGTGGGTTATCTCTTCTCATTATGTTATATATTTTTTAAAATAATTAAAATCTTCCTCCATTTTGGAAATTTTTCCATTTTGGGGGCCTGCATAATGGATAATATGTGCTTCTTTTTTTCTATCTAAATTAAATGGAGGTTCTTCAAATATTCTAGTAAAATTAAAAGAAGGACCTAAATTAATTATGGGAAAATTTTTATGTCTAGCTTTCCAATTTAGCAAAGTTTGCTCCTTAAAAGGACCTAAATTTATATCATAAATAGTATCTATATTTATTTCAAAAATAGATTTATGTTCTCTATCACATAAAACCACCCCACTATTAAAGTAACCTTTATTCCACTCTTCAACACTCCCTAATTCTTGTTGAATATTTTTAATTTCCTGTAACCTTTGGGATGTCCTGTTTCCAACATCTTCAAAAGACACATATATTTTTCCTGGGGGGTTATTAAAAAAGTTGGGGCTATTGGGGTTTATGATTATATCACTGTCCAGTCTTAAGATTCTATCATATTGGTTAAAATATTCATAAACTAAATATTTTTGGAATGTATTATAATTATATTCGTTAGTTATTTTAAATTCCCAAGGACTTTTAGTTATAACTTCAAGAAAAATATTGTGTTTTTCACAATAATATTTTAAATAAGGAAGACTCCACTGTAAATGGTGGTCTCTCCCAATACTTATTACTACTATAGCATTTTTAGAGGGTAGAGTAGAATTCATTTTGTTTTTCTTGACGTTCAATATCTTTAATATGAATTAAACAAAATTCATCATTAGCAGGTAATTGGGATTGAGTTTTGTGACCTATTAACTGTTCGTGAACTTTATTTTTCCACTTAATTCGTTTAATATTTTTGAAGATACGGCATTGGTAATCTGGGAAATTAACTCTACCATCATTGTCAACATTCCATCTCCATTTTTCAATATGTTCTTTAGTTAAACCATTTACCTTGTTAATCCTAGGAACCCAAAACACATCTACTTTATCATTCATAGTGATAACTGATTCAATCATACTCATTAAATAATCATCCGGGTACTCATCAGCATCAATTTGGAAAATATAATCCCCTGAGCAGTTGTCTTTTAGGTTGTTTTTGAATGAGGCAAAATCCTCATTTAATGGGAATTCAATAAGTTTATAAGGCATATTAAACTCAGAATATTCTTGTAACACTTGATATACTTCAGGAGTAGTATTTCCTTTATCACATTGTATTACAATTTCATCTTGTTCACGTTTGTGTTTAAAGAGATAATCCATAAGATATTTTATCTCTTTCCACTCATTACATACTGGTATAGCGTAACTTATTGTCATTTTGTTTCAGATTCAAAGGCCCCAATATAATCAAGGGCTTCTATAAAGTCACGTTCTTCAAAACGTTTTACATTTTTCATATCCATTTTGTGAGTAGTACCCTCTGGGAATCTTTCTTTTTCGTTTTCATCCAATTCCACAGCTTTACAAGCAGCCCATCTCCAATCATCTACGGAGGTGCCATCAATAAAAATCATACCTTGTTCATGATTATTAATTGTAGATGGCATCCAATGTTGTCCATTTTTATCTTCGTAAACTAAATCTTTATAAAGTTCTGGGAGGACTTCGAGTTGTTCTTCTAGGAATTCACTGTCGCTAGTCATTAATGTGTTAGTTGTAAAGCCACAACCATAACACATACTAATTATATAATCAGCTCCTAAATCTGTTTGATAGCAAGCATCACTACCACAACGAGCACATACTGTTAAATTATCCTTCGACATTTTCTAATTTTTTAAGTTTAGGTAAATTAAGTTTAGGTAGTTCTAATTTTACTTCCTCAGGGAAAGAAGGAATATAAATATTAAAAGTAGTAGCTAAAAGATCTTTCATCCCTTCAAAACTAAAGTTGTTTTTACTTCTGTGGTATTGGAGCATAGCTCCCTTTTCATATCCCTTATAATTATTAAATATATTTACCAAATATTGGGAAAATTCTATTATATTAGGGGAAAACCATTGTCCCTCTTTTAAAAGAATATCTTTTACTACAGCACTATCATGTATTTGTTTTAATTCACCATTTAATAATGTAGTATGCTTCTCATCTAAAAAATCAGTATGACCACTCCAATTTGTAGTAATAATTGGTTTTTTAGTTAAACTAAATTCAAGTAAAGGTCTACCAAATCCTTCTCCTTTAGTTAAAGAAACCATTGCCTTTACTTTTTTATGGTTGTAAAGCTCGTTCATTTCTTGATCCGAAAATTCACCATGAAGTAAGTAAACATTAGGAAGAGTATCAGCTTTTATACTTGAACGAACTTGATGTATTTTATTTAAAATTTCTTCCCTATCCATATAAGAGGCTCCAGCTCTACTAGTTTTTAAAATTAGAGCTGGGGTTTTCTTTTGGTTTTTGAAGGTTTCGTAAAAAGATTGTAAAAGGAGTCCTACGTTTTTTCTATCTTCTCCAATTACACCTTGCATCCAATGACCTACAAACAAATAAGCAAAAGATTCTTTTATTTCATCTAAATTAAGAGAATTTTTTTCTTTAGATGGAAAATATTTTGTTAAATCTGCTCCTTCAAATACTACTTCTATTGGTTTTTTAAGGAATATTTCTCCTAAAAGATTACCTTGTTGATCTTCTTTATTAAACCTAAGGTTTTGAAATACTTCCTTAGCATGATTTGAAGATACTATATTCAAATCCATTCTATTTAATCCTTCAATCCAAGTAGGATTACATACAGTTGTTTCAATACCTGCTGTAAATCCTATATTATAATCCCCTACAGGTTGAAATTCATTAGGGATAGTTACCTGAGCCCAAATTTTAGGTTTTGATGGGAGTTGGTTGCCTGGGGGGAGGAGATGGGGTTGTAAAAATCCCCACTCTTCTGAGTGGTCGTTTAAGAATCCCCAAGGAGTAGTTCCCCATCTTTGGGGTAAAACTTTAACATCATATTTATCTAGTTCAATGATAGCTTTAACTAGATCTCGTGAACGTGCCCCATAACCTGAGTAGGTGTCAATAGGGCAACTTATTATAAATAAAGGTTTCATTAATATTCTAATTTATGGGGTACAAATTTGGGCTTTCTAGCATCGATTTTAATTAATTCATATTTTTCTCTAGGTTTCCAAGCAGTAAATAAGGTATCTACATAATCCATCATTCTATAAGACATTTTTTCGGATGTGAAACCAGCTTCATCACTTAAAGCCCATTCTCTACCCTTTAAACCTTTATTTTTACGATCTTCTTTACCTAAGTTATATACATTCATTAATTGCTCAGCAGCATCACTAGCATCACATCTATCATCAAAGATATAAGGGGTTGGAGGGGAACCAACTATTGAAATGTTAGTAGGGAATACTGGGAAGGCCCATTCTCCGTGTTCTGTATATTTTCTTCTGTGGTTTGAAGGGATTTCTTTACTAGGAGTAAACCATTCTCTATTTTCATCTATAAATCTCATTTGATCCTGCATTCCACCTGTTACATTAGCTATAATAGGATTACCTACTAACATAGCTTCAGTTAAACTTAATCCCCAACCCTCATTTGAAGTAAGTTGAATTTGAACATCTGTACAATTATATAACCAATTCATTTGTTCAGTAGTCAACTTTTGATCTGATATAATAATATTATATCTTTCTTCATCATGTCCACAAAGTGCTTCTATAACTGCTGGGAGGTCTGTTCCGTTAGGATCTACAGCTTGTGTATGGAGAACTAGAGCACATTTTTTAGCTTGCTCTAATTCTAATTTATCTACAAACTGTTTAAATGCCCAAATAGTATCTGGGACTTGTTTACGTCTGATGTTTCTAGAATTATAGAAGGCTACAAAATCATATTCTTTATTTTCAAAAACTTGAGATTTAAATTCTTTAAACTCATTATACTTTTCATAAGATTCATTGATGGGAAACAACATTTTATGATTTAACCCATGAGGGAGATATTCAATACTTTTATTTTTTGATTTATCTCCTAATACTAACTTATTAATATTAACTGTCTGTTTAGAAATACCCATTAATAAATCACAAGACTCATAATAAGTTTTATTATACATTGGGGCAGGATAATCATCCCAAATATTTAAATAAATAATTGGAATCTTTTTTCTAATTTCATTTTCAGCTTGGAATAACCAAGTCCAATATCTTGGATCAGTAAATATAAAAATAGCATCTGGGTTTTCTATTTCCATTATTTGTCTAACCATTTCAATTGTGCCATATCCACTACTAGGATATATTACTACTGAAGAATCGTTGATTCCGATTAAGTTGTTAGTATCAGCGCTAATTTCCATTCTTTTCCCTGCTTCAGGGTGTTCTATGGCGGCTCCTATATTAACCCAATTAAAGTGATGAGCGGTATGAATTACTAATTCTTTAGCAATAGTACCAATCCCAGAATGGGTTCTAATGTCATCACACATTAGGAGAATTTTTTTACGTTCTTCTTTAGGAACGTATCCCTTCATTTTCGTAACCATTTTTTGTTTTTTATTATAAATCTAAATTGTTGTGATTGTGAACTTGTCGTTTAAAGTCTTCATCGGTAAGATATAAATGAATACATCTGTCAGCAAGTTTTTGAAACGAGAACTTATGTCTTACACACGCAACTTTAAACTCTTCAAATAATTCACTTTGAATCTTTACACTTGTTAGCGTCATATCTTTTTTCATATCATTTAGTTTTGTATATAAATATGTACGGAGTCAAGAAGATACATGTTTATTACACAATTCTTTATTATCATTAAAAGGACACCACTCACATAGTCTTGATACTACTTTTGGGTATTCTTTATCTTGGTATTTACCCTTTGGAGTAAAACATTCGTTAATAAACTCATCTAGTATGCGATCCGCTTTTTTAAGTTTATTTCTACCCGCAGCCGGTCTATGTTGTTGTACTCTATAAATTGGGTAATCACTGTTTTCCCATACTTTTCTACGTACAATAAAGAATTCTACTTCTATATTTTCAAGTGGAATTCCATATTGTTCATTAAAGAATTTTTTATAAAGTACAAGCTGCATTTGCTTGTTTTCGTCTTTTTTAGCCTTATCGTTCCACCCCCTAGTAGATGTTTTTATATCGTATACATAAAATTTATTTGTGGGTTCATGATATAATACGAGATCAATAAAACCTTTGTATACTAAATTTCTACCAACGTTCATTATAATTGGTAATTCGATTCCTGCTAAATGCCAACCACGATTACCAAAGTATTGTTTACGTTTTTTCTTTAAAAAATCAAGTATTGCTACACCATCTTCAAAAAACTCTCGTAGTTCCTCTGGGGATGAGTAGTGAGTATCTTTATTTTGTTTGTATCCTTCTTTATATAGACCTATAAATTTTTCTTGGAATAATTCCTCTAAATCCATAGCGTCTGCTTTTACTCCAGATTGCTCATACAATACAGTAAGCCAATCTTGGATTACCTCGTGCATTGCAGTACCAAAAGTAAAGTGAATTGAAGGAGAATCATCATAATGCCCATCCTTATATTGGAGTGCCCATTTGTGAGGACAACTCCGATACATAGACATTTGTGAATAAGAAATTGTCTTTTGGTAAGCGTAATTTACCTCAGGCAATTCCTTATTTTGTATCTCCTTGAGTATTTGAGGCTTCTTGGCCATATAATTTTTCTAATTTTTCTAAATAAAGTATGGCATCCATAAGTTCCTCTTTCATATGAGTAATCCATTCTTTATAGGACAAATCATCTCTGTCCATATTAACACCATACTTTTTTTCACCAAACTCTGATCGAGTTTTAAATTGTTCTATAACTGAGGTTACTATGCTGTCCATGGTTACAATGTAATGTCTTCGGGGTGGGGTTCAAAGTTTTGGTAAAAGTCTTTTACAGAAGTAAATGATAAATGTCTATCTTCACATTCTTGAGCATATTGTTGCCTTTGGGATAAAGTGTAACTTTGAGTTAAACTAGGAGTAGAAGGGATGTCTGTTGTATAAGTGTAAGCATATTCTGTATTTAAATATACTAGTGTATCCCTAACTTTTTCATTAAAATTTTCCACAGAGGTTGTAGCTGAAATTAGTTTTAATATTCTTTCTTTATACTCACTATCACTTCCAAATCTATTAGGGTAATAATAACCAAACGTTTTAAAAGTATCATAAGTATACCAAGAAGTACCTACTGAAGATTTGGCTTTACTATATTTTATTTGGGGGATATCATCTGTAATTTCCCATCTTTTTCCACTGTAAGTCCCTAGTATCCCCTCACATTTTTCTTGGTAAAAAGAATTTATATAAATAGAAAATCTATCATGTGTTGAAGTATCATCAGCATCGTGGGTAGTAAAAAAGCTCCATTCTTTATCTTTTACATGATATAAAGCTCTATTTCTAGAATAATAACACCCTCTGTTTGTTTTATTTTGAAGTAAGGTTACCCTAGAATCTGTTAGATATTTTTTTATTATTTTTACAGATTTATCTGTAGAAGCATCATCTACTATAATAAGTTCCCAATTAGTATGGGTTTGATTTATAATAGATTCAATAGCTTTTTTAATAGTATCCTGAGTATTATAACAGGGCATAATGCATATGATTTTATCTTTAGGATATCCAGATAAGGAAGTTAAAATATCAGTATACCTAGGTTCAAATTCATATGAAGTCCAAATTTTAGACATTGTGTATAAAAGGTTTAAAGTGGGACATATCTATAAGTTCTTCTCCTCCACCTTTCATAAGTTTATTGTGATCATGAATAATTTGTACCCATAACCTTTTATCATGAAATTGGACTTGATATTTAGTATGTAATCTATCATGCATCATATTTAAAACTGATTCCTTGGTTTCAAAAGGACATACTAAAGTACTAAATGGAGAAGGTCTTTGTTTGTGATAAGTATTTTTATTCCAAAATTGGTTTGAATTAATAGTATATCTATACCCTGGTCCATCAATAACCCTTATAGATTGGTTTTTTAAAAATAATTCTTGAATATTAGCTACATAATTAGGATGGATTATATCATCACAGTCTACCCTACTAGTTAAAACATGGTCTGTGGGGATTTGGAAAGCGTTGTACTGGGGGTCAAGTACTACATCAATATTATTAAAAGTTCCATATAAATCTTTATGGTGGGGATTGATTTTTATTAACCAAGTAAAGTTAGTATTAGTTTGTGCCTCAAAAGAAGGTTTAGTAAACTTATGAAATAACTCAAACCTTTCTTTTAAATAAGGGTAATTATCAGGATAAGCAAATCTAGTAAGTATGTAATGTTGATAATTCATTACTTAAACATTTTTGCTACATCATTTGGTTGGTAACCTGCTTTATAAAGGATTTCTTCTAAATGTTCGTTATCTAAAGTAATAACAGCATTAGCTGCTTCTCGAGTTGAGCACTCATAAATCTTTGAGAGTGCATCTACTAATTCAGTTGTTGGTTGTTTCATTTTTGATTTAATATACTTAAGCCAAACATTTTGTTTTGGGAGTAAACCACAATATACTGTGTAATATTTTTTCTTGTCAGTATATGGAATTGTTTGTACATAATTTACCAACTCAATAAAGGGTTGGTGCATAGATAAAAAACGATTAATCATATAAGGATTAAAGGACTCCTTCTCTTTATCGGTGAAGGAGTCCCAATCTCGTTTTTTACCTGTTAACTCTTTAAGCCAATCAAACAGTGTCATACTCTCCTTGAAGTTCAGGTGGAAGACCTTGCTTTAAAATCTTACCTGTTTCAGGATCGTAAAATACTGGGATAGGAAGGACGGCATCGTCATCCCCACCTGTGATAAAGCGGGAAACTTTACGGAGTACAACTCCTTGTTGCCATATAACTCCCCCGTTTTCAGTAGGAATTGAAGTAGTTTTGCTCAATTCAATTTGAGGCTTCATTGTCATTTCTGATTTCTGCATAATCTATAGATTTAATTTCGTTACAAAAATAATATACGTTTTCTTTTTTTAATACTGTGTCGCAATGCCAATAATGTTTAAGTATGTTGGCATCTAATTTTTCAGATTCTCTTACCGTACGATACAATAAGAATTTTCTATCTCCAAATTCTATAATATCTTTATAG